GTGGTAGGTGGTTCGCTTTACTTGCAAGAAACACAGATTACCGATACGATTAACGTAAATCGTAATGCGCCAACATTATACGAGTGGCATAATGGAAAATACATTAAAGTAGATGGTATATTTTCAGTTGTTGATAGCCACCACGGAAACGTTTATAAAGTGCATCAGATAGGTAACAAAAAGCAAATGTACGTTGTGGGCGACGGCAACGGAAAATGGGCGCACGGAGAAACAATAGACGAAGCACGAAAAGACCTTATCTATAAGATTTCCAAACGTGATAAGTCTGCTTTCAAGAATTTGAAACTTGATAGTGTCTTAACCTTTGAATAAGCTATTGAATGCTACCGAGTTATCACGGGTTCTTGTGCAGCAGGCACAAAAGACTATGTAGAGAATAGACTTCCAAAACCTCACAAAGAAAAATATTCTATTCGTGAGATAATAGAGCTCACAAAGGGAGAATATGCTTCAAGTGAGTTTGAAAAGTTTTTTTTAATAAAGTAAATGAACATGAAAATACCAAGAAAATTAAAGAAAGCTATTAGTCATATAGAATGGCTGTGGTACGATGGGCCGCAATTCTATCGCTATCCTAAAGGCAAATACAAAGACAAAATCTTTCTTGCATATTTGGCGTTTTGGCAAAACACAAGGAAAACAGAATTGGGAGAATATATCTATTCAGTTGGACTTGATAAAATAACAGAGGTTGCGGACTAGACTACAAAACAAACATAAGTAAACATAAATAGAGTAAGTTATGAAAGTAATCGTACAATTTTCTGGAGGGAAAGACTCACAGGCTTGTCTAATCAAGGCGTGCAACGACTATGGCGCGGACAAGATCACAGCCGTGTTTTGCGATACAGGCTGGGAACACCAGAACACCTACAAGCATATCGAAAATGTGGTGAAGCAACTCGGCGTAAAGCTCGTAGTGCTGAAATCAACCAAGTACACCGATTTTGTGGATATGGCTATCAAGCACACCCGTTTCCCATCGCCACAAGCAAGGTTTTGTACCTCCGACTTAAAGATTGCCCCGATGATAGACTACATCTTGTCGCAGGACGATAGTTTCATTATCATTCAGGGCATACGCGCAAAGGAGAGTAAGGCTCGCTCGCAATACGATGTGGAGTGTTCTTATTTTAAGGAGTATTTCAGCGAAGATGCCAAGAAGCTATACCATAAGACTGCCGTAAGAGAATGGTGCAAGACCCACGATGCAAGCGTACTCCGTCCGATATTCCGTTGGTCGGCACAGGAGGTAATCGACTATATCCTTGCGAATGGTCAGCGACCTAACCCACTCTATGAGCGTGGTTTCTCTCGTGTAGGCTGTTTCCCCTGCATTATGTGTCGGCATAAAGAGGTGCAGCTCATTTCTAAAGACAAGTGGGGTTCTCAAAGACTGCTTGATGCGGAAAGGCGAATGAAAGACGAAACAGAACGTGGTTCATCGTTCTTCGCACCAGGCTATATCCCTAAGCGTTTCTGCGCCAATGGCGAATACCCAACGGTACAAGAGGTATTTGATTACGTAAATCGTTATGATGCACAACTTGATATGTTTGAACCTGAAGAGGGGTATTCCTGCATAAGTGTGTATCATGGACTATGTGAATAATTAATAACTAAAAATAATATCTATGGATAGTTTAGGTATACGGTTGGGTGTTTAAGCTCATTAACGATGGTTATAAATGTGCAATTATTGATAACTCTATTTTGGATGGCAACTGTATAGGCAATATCCACGACAACCCTGAATTAATAGAAGGGAAAAGTATCCATTGATTATGCAATACATAAATTAAGGAGAAAAAGAAAATGAGAACATATACCTTTCAACAGTTTTGGGATGCATACGGACTTAAGCGAGACCGCTTGGCTGCCGAGCGTGCATGGAAACGATTAGGAGTTAAAGACAAGACGGCTGCTATAAAAGGAATTGTAGCCTATTGCGAAGATTGTGAAAAGCGTGGCATTGCGATGATGTACGGTGAGGGGTATCTCAACCACCGCCGGTGGGAAGATGAATTGGAGAGTAACTCCTCTCCTACTCCACAACAGACATCGCTATTTCCCGATCTACCCACGCAACCTACTCAACAACAACAAACACCCATACCCGATATGGATACATGGTAACTAATCAACATAATAACAATGAAAAAGAAAGAACTGATTGGAAACATCGCAGCACTCGTGCTGTTCCTTGCCGTAGTCATCACACTTGCCGTTTGGCTACCAAAAGTATTACTCGTCATCACTATGCTATTACAGGTGGCAACTCTCTTGTTAGTGTATTCGCTCGTTGATAACAAACCTAAAAACACGCAAAGCGATGGAAACACAGAACAAGAATGATTTGCAACCTTGGCTCGACTACTTCGACGGGCTGCAACGATTGGTTCGTAATGGGTATCTCGAGATGCACCTAAAGGAACACGAAGCCTATATCACTCGTGCAGCGTTCTTAACTATCACAACAGACGAAGATGGGATTGTGAAGCGTAAGAAACCAAAGTCATTGAGAGAGGCAACGAATATGGTCCGCAACCTCAATTTGATGAAAGATACCGTTGGCTATATTCGCATCTATGCTGGCTATCTCTCTCAGGAAGGTTGCGACTATACAACCAAGCCATTTGCCCTGCATATCGTCGAGGAAGATACACCGCACAATATGCTCAACACCATGCTACTTCGCAACTGCAGAAGATGGTGGAAACCGTGGCGCAAACAAGAAAAAATGGAAATAATTAACTATACAAACAGCAAACAAAATGGAAAACAAACAGAACTTCGGCATCAAGATTGATCTCTTGAAATTGAAAGGTGCATTCATGCGCAACCTAACAGGCAAGACAGTTACCAAGTGTTGCATCATCATTCCTGTAGATGATAACCCTAACATCTTCTTAGGCGAGAAAGGTTGTTATCTTAATAGTGTTGCCTACGAAATTAACAACCCAAAGTATGCCGACACGCATTGTCTGATGCCCGACCTACCCAAAGAGGTGCGTGAGCAGATGACCGAAGAACTGCGCAACGCTCTACCTATCATCGGCAATATGCGACCTATCAAACCAGCACAGATGCAGGTGAATGGAAACAGGTCTATGGATACTCCAGAAGGACAAGTGGATAATGATTTGCCGTTCTAAAAAGCCGACTATGGAACAACCCGAAAGATTATTCTTTGAGGTGGCGCACAATCTACAACGTGCGCCACTATGCGACTACTTGCAGCACGGCTATGAAACAAGAGACTTGTTTGAAGCAGCATTGGAGAAGTTGGTGCAGCGGTGGCACGACCGCATAGGCGAGCAGATAGACAAGCGCAACGACTTTCTTCGTCTGCGCTTTCACGACACACCAGGCGGACTGCCCGATGAAGCGTGGTTGCCTCGCTACTTGCTCACATCTACCGAAATGCCCGACTACCTCGTGGAACCAGAGAAAACCGAATACGATGAGCTTGAGGAAGAACTCGACCGCATCTTCGCTTTCGACCCATAGACCCATAACGCAAATGACCGCTGTCCTCACGGACGGCGATCGTGTAAATTGCTGATTAAAATTATAGATTAAATAGCACTATTAGTGCGCTGTATGCTACTCACCTCCTGCACAATCACCCAAATTCACATTCGTGCGATTTGGGCAATCGAGGCGGCCGCATAGAAAAGGGCGCATAGCAGTAACGAGTTTATTGTTGCGATCAACATTTTTCTCCAACAGTCTAATTTTCTTATCTAGTTCGTTTAGACGCTTGCGAAGCTCGTCATTATCCCGTCGTATTTCTTCACGATCCGAAACAATTTGATTGCGGTCTTCGCGCAGTTGCTTAATATACTGTTGCTGGTCGGTCAAAGCCTGTTGGTATACGTCCTGCACACTCTTCATTGCCTCGGCTTCCGTCTGTGTGGCTTCTCCCTCTGCCTTGCGAATACTGGCACGCCACGCTACAACTCCTGTCACTCCTCCACCTGTCAATATGCCAATTAGCGCGATAATGATTTCTGTTGTCATATCCTAATGCTGTTGTTTCGTTGATACTATACCGCAAAATTATGATGATTATCCGCCCGCATCAAGGGCAAGCCCTCTACCCCTCTACGGCAAGTGTTACG